GAGAAATCCTCCAGTTGAGGCAAGTGCCGTTGGTGTATCAAAAGAAACTCTTTCCGTAAGGCTTCCAGCATTGCCAGAAAGTCCAGAGGGGCAAGGAACTTGATACATTCATTGAAAGCGTCCTTTCCCGCACATTGAGGAGGCAATGACTTACTACGCATAAAGTTCTCAAGCCATCGCTCTATCCACTGTAATTCGTGTGGCACACATTTGACTTCAACAAAATCCTTACCTACTTTAGCAGATAGAAGGGGCTTATTCATTTTCTAACTATAGTATAGATTAAAATGAATATCGGAATGGGAGAATTAAGAGACTACCCACTGTCTGATTCAGATATTAGAAAAATATTAGGTCGTGACATTAGTATCATAACATACCCAGAATTAAACAAAGTCAAAGATATTAGCCAGATATTTGATAATAAGGGGCGTTGTATTCTTCTATATTTGACACAGAGTGAAACAGCGGGACACTGGGTGTGCCTTTTATCAAAGCCAGATGGCATTCATTATTTTGATTCCTACGGTGAAAAACCAGAACAAGCCAAGAAAGGGGCAGACCCCGCATTGTTAGAAAAATTAGATGAAGATGAACCCCGCTTACTACAACTAATGAAAGCAAGTGGCAAACCAGTTTATTACAATACTCACGATTACCAGCAAGACAACCCCAGCGTTAATACTTGTGGTCGCTGGGCTTGTGTCCGGTGCTTGTATGCCTCTTATGATGATAATGATTTCTATAAGGCAGTAAAAAGTAGCGGAATGAGCGGAGACAACTTTGTTTCAGCCCTTACAGCCAACTGGATAAAGAAATAATGATGTAAAAAATCTATTGGTAATATATAGAAGATGTTTTCGTCAAGCATTCAGACAAATGGCGATAATCAAGATGCTCCCGATTATGTGTATTACAATGCGGATATTATCAACAACACGACGCAGAACACATTCGGCGGTCAAGCAGTCAAAGACCCACAGATTCGTTTCAACGAAACCCGTGACACTGCTGTTATAAGAAACGCCGCCGATTATTACTTTTCTATCATTCGCTTTACGATGGACGGAGCAAATCGGGACTTGCCTCTTTTCATTCCTAACATCGCAGAGGGCACGGGGCAGACAAATGTAAATCTAACGACATATGCGATGGCTGTTTCAGCCCAGCAGAAAATGGATTTGGGTGCTGGTAATGTTACTATTACCGCTAAGCCAGTCCCACGCTTCATTCAGTATGTCCCCGAAACTCAGAATCTTGTGGCAGCTCCCCCTCCTCGTAATATCGCCGCCAACGAGTTTCAAGGGCAGTGGAATGCTGGAGTTCAGTATCTACTGGGGCAAATCGTGGCAATAAACCCTCCAGACCAGTATGGTGTTTTCAGCGAACCCTTCTACCAAGTAGCCCCTCAGACCCAGTGGAGACCAGACGCAACATATCAGCCGGGTCAAGTAGTTCAGTTCAACAATACTCTGTATCAAGCCATCGCTGTAAATTCTGGTGTAACACCGGTTGTTGGTGCGAATTGGATACTTGCTCCTCCAGTGGGAACAAATCCAGTTGGGTCATCACTATGGGTCAGAGTAGGGAATGACTTAGGAAACTCTCAAGACCTTACAAGCCGTTATTATTGGGTCTATACTTACCAGCATTGGGTAAATCTATGGAATCAGACAATGTTAGACCCGGCTTCATTCAGTCTTCCTCCAGATGCGACAAACGCTAATTCAACTTGTGCCTACCAAGACACTTACAATGCTCTCTACGCAGCTTATCTTACGGCTGGTGGCGTGGGTGGTGACTTCCCCTATGCGACTTTTGGTGCGTTTTGTAACACTGTATATCCTCCAGTTATGAAGTTTGTAGCCGAAACATCTAAGTTTGATATATATTTAGATAGTGCTGGGTTTGGTGAGCGTCTTACGGCATTCACTCCCGTGGCTTATTCAGCGGGTCCGCCAGTCGTGGTTGGCTTATCAGAACACCTCCAGATGCGTCTATTTTTCAATGCCAATATGTTCGGCTTGTATGCTAATTACGACAATCTGTATTACAACGATGTCGCTATTGCTGGGCTGGGTGCTGTGCCAGATGGCTATGTGAATGAGATTTTATCAACAAACAAGGCGTTTCAGAATGTGGCAGACTTCCGGCTTTCACCATATACCGGTGTTGCCCCTCTTGGTTATAGTCCAGTCAGTCTGACTGGCTCAACAGTAACGCCTAATATGATTAACAGAGTTTATTATCTGGCTCAGCAAGACTATAGTTCTACGGATTCACTCTGGTCTCCAGTCTCTTCTATTGTTTTTACGAGCACTTTGCTTCCGGTCAAGACAGAGGCTACGGGTGCTCCAGTGGTTCTGGGAGTTGGAAATTTAGGCTTCAGTCAAGCCACGGTTCAGTCTGCCTTCCAGCCTATCATTACGGACATTTCACTGGATACAAGTTCTGGCAATGCCGATGCCTATCGCCGTTTTATCTACTACGCACCTTCCGCCGAATACCGTCTCTCAGACTTCTCCAGTTCAAAGCAAGACATTCGCAACATTGATATTCAAGTCTTCTGGAAGAACCGTCTGGATAATCAGTTGTATCCCATCAATATGTTTAACTTATCCAGCGTTTCCATCAAGGTAATGTTTAAACACAAGGACGCAAAATAATCCCTTTTTGACTAAAACTTATCCCAAAATTTCCTTTTCTAAAAGAATTTTTGGAATATCTCCGCCACTTTTTTTCGGTGTATTAATTATAATAGAAGATGAGTGCTGACATTGAGAAACTCGCCGTCTTTGATTCCCGCATCGTCCAGAGTCGCCCGAAGTATGCCGTTGAGAAGGGTGCTTTATCTCTAACGAATGCCCCTTTCAATGCCATCGCCGCCACCCAGTCCCAGCACACATACAACATCTATGTTCCTTCCGAGAATGTGTATGTTGATAGAGCCTTGGAGTGGAGCAGTGTTGTCTATATGTCAATGGTTGCGACGCTTTCCGTTCAGCCCCCAGAGACCACGCCCCTCGCTCAGTGGGGTCGTGACTGTGCTCTTTGTGCGTTCCCGCTAAACTCCCTTTGCTCCACGCTTACGGCGACGATTAACGACACGACAAGCGTGATTAACTCACAAGATGTTCTCAAGGAGGTTCTACGCCTAACGGATTATAAGAAGAATCGTCTCCAGCGGACTTGCCCGACAATGTTAGACAAGTATCAGTCTTACAATGACTGTGCTGGTGCGGTCAATAACCCTCTTGCTGGTTATGAGAGCCAAGCGGATTATGCTGAGACACCCAACGGTGCTTTCCTCAATGTAATCTACACTGACCCTCAGGGCAACCCCCTTCCCGCTCCTTCTGCGAATACGGCTGGTGTTGCCCCCCCAGCCTTCGCTGGTGCGAACTATATCTCACTCAACGGCTCACCTTGTGTTCCTTATGTCTGGAGAACGGGTTCTACTTACCCCGCTGGTTCATTAGTTGTATATGGCACACAGATTTGGTCTGCCGTTAATCCCGTTGTAGGCACTGCCCCCGTTTCTCCCGCTTGGAATTCCCTCGGCAATGTTGCTGGTGTCAATTACCAACTCTATTTCCGCTGGGGTTCAACGGAGAAACTTGTTCTTTCTCCTTTTGTCTTCTCCGACTGCCACGAATGGGACACGGGTCTTTTCGGCATCAACAACATTCAGTTAATTATGAATCTCCAAGCCCCTACACGCCTTGTTCGTAGCACACAGAAGTTCGGCTGTTCTATTTCAGCACTTCAGTATAACGCCACATCAAGTTCCGGCTCTTTCGCTAATTCTCGTGTAAATTGCCAGTTCCTAACGCCTTCACTTGATGTCCCCCTCCCTCCCAAGTCAGTCGTGCCATATATGGAGTTCCCACGCTACATCACGGCATACCAAGGCGGTCCAATCCCCGCTGGTGCGGTGGCTCAGATTCAGTCACAGACAATCACGCTTCCCCAGATTCCCGACCTTTTTATCATCTATGTCAAGCCCAACCCTACGACACTTGCGAACACCCAAGGTGACTTTTATTTCCCCGTTGCGACATCAGCCGACAATGTCACTGCTCCTCTAACGGTCAATTTTGACAACTTCTCCGGTCTCCTCTCATCTCAGACTGCCGAGCAGTTATACGCTATGTCAGTCAAGAACGGTCTTGATATGGACTGGAACACTTGGGTTGGCGAGGCTCATATGGGGTCTGCTCTCCAGCAAGGCACACTTGGCGGGTCCAGCCAGAACTTTGGCGGTGGTGCTTGTGGTCGTGTTCCCCTTGTTGGTGGTCTCCTTGTTCTCAAGCCTTCTCAGGATATTACGCTACAGACGGGACAAGCCCCATCACTTGTAGGTAATTTCACTTTCCAGTTCAATCTCCAGATTAAGAATACTTCTGGTGTCGCCCAGTCTGGCGTTCAGTTATTCGTAATTACGGCGAACTCTGGCTTCTTTGAGTCAATCCGTGGCTCATCACGCATCATCAAGGGTGTCCTCTCCGAACAAGATATTATATCTGCTCCTCTTGCTCCTCAGGGCACTCGTGATATGCTCCAGCGTTATGTTGGTGGTGCTGGAATGTTCGGCTCTCTTGCGAATGTTCTTTCAAAGGCGAAAGATGTCTATCACGCCACAAAGCCCGGTGTTTCAGCCGTTAAGAATATGATGCCAGACACTGGCACGATGGGTAAGGTAAAGAGTGCTCTTGGAGCGGTAGGCTACGGCACGGGTGCTGGAACGGGCGGTGATGCCACTGGTGGTCGTCGCCGTGGTCTCTCAGCCCGGCTAATGTAAATTTCCAAAAATGAGATTTTCAAAAATAATCAATACGGCGATTTTTTTTCGGTGTATTAATTATAATAGAAGATGGCTTCCGTAGTTTTAGACGATGGCAACTTCAGCGGGTCTCTGAATCAGAATGTTCTTGTGGCGGCGGGGCTCAAACTTGGTGGTGCTGGTCTTCAGATTAGTGGTGGAGAGACAATCGGTGGAGACCTTGATGTTGGTGGCAATGAGACGGTTGCTGGTAATCTCACAGTCGTTGGTAATGTATCAGCCAATGGTAATGTAAATATTCTTGGAACAAGCCAACTTAACATTGGCACTGGTGCTTACCTTGCCAATC